GTTTTAGTTTTAACTGCTGGTGTTGATACACAAAAAGATAGATTGGAATTACAGTTAGTAGGTTGGGGTAAAAACTATGAAGCATGGGTTTGTGATTATAAGATATTTTGGGGAGACCCAAATGCTATGAATGTTTGGTCAGACCTAGATGCTTATCTAAAGAAAAGATTTAAAACTGAATCTGAAAGATTGATACCTATATCGTGTTGCACTATTGACTCAGGTGGACATCATACCAATATGGTTTATCAATTTACCAAACCAAGACAAGCTAGAAGAATATTTGCAATTAAAGGTTTATCCCAAGCTGGCAAACCAATAGCTAATAGACCAACATTTGTAGGAAAGAATAAAGCTGTTCTTTATGGTGTTGGTTCTGATAGTGCTAAAGAAGCTATCTTTGCTAGATTATCTACTGAAGCTGAAAATACTACTTTGCATTTTTGCTCAGACTTAGATGAAGAATACTTTAAGCAACTTACAGCAGAGAAAAGAATCACTAAGTTTGTTAGAGGAAGGAAAACTCTAGTTTGGAAACAAGTAAGACCAAGAAATGAAGCATTAGATACATTAGTATATAACTTTGCTGCTATCTACATCCTGAATCCTAACTATGATTCTATTGAGAACAAGATACTTACTCAAGAATCAAAACCAAGAGAAAAACCACAAAACAGACCACAAAAAGGCATAAATAGGGGTAATTTCGCTACTTCTTGGAAATAATTGCACTTTTTTTACTTATTTTATATACATTTATATATTTATATGTGTATAATATGCTTATGTTAAACAAAAAGGAGTCAAACATTAAACAATTAAACAAACAACAACAAAAAGTAGTAGACACACTGTTTGCAAATTTAGAGCATAACTTTTGGTCTGCTGATTTTGTAAGACTTCCACAAAATAGAACTTTAATTAAACTATTAAATGAATTAGATATTCCAAATAGTTCAATGGTTACTGATGAAAAAAGATTTAGCAAACCAGCAGGTTTTGTATACACAACTTCAGGTGGTGGCAGAACTTATACAAGTCATAAATTAAAAGTTGCATCTGTTAATTTAGACCTTACTTCAGAAAATAGACATAGATGCCAACAAGGTGACTATGCTTCAAAAATTATTGCTTTGATACACTGTAATGGTTTTGATTTACAAAATAAAATTACTGAAGAATACAAGCATTCAGAAATAAGAAATGCTATAGAGATGTTTAACAAGAATCATAAAAAATCAGCATAATCCTACCTAAAACCTCAAAGGCTCTTAATTGAGCCTTTTTTATTTTTTCCCTTTTTGATATTGACAATAGCCTATTGCACATTAGTGTTAGATGTAGATATATCTAAAACATTTATGAGGTTTTTGCTTGAGCAACAAATTTGATTCAACAAATTATCCACCCCAAGTTCCTACTGAGCTTCAGTTGGGAGACTTTTGGGCATGGAAAAGAGAAGATTTATCAGATGATTATCCAGTAGCATCTTATTCATTATCCTATGAGTTCAATTTAGTTGATGGTGCTACAGCTTCTAATTTCACATTAACTGCAACTGAATCAAACGATACCTATATCATTGAAGCAAACAACACTGCTTCATACACAAAAGGTAATTACAACTGGGTTTCTTACATGACTAGAAGCTCTGATTCTGCAAGAGTCAAATTAGAAGAAGGTTTTGTAGAAGTTCAGGATAATTATGCAACTACATCTGCTTCAGTTAGAAGTCATGCAAAGATTGTTTTAGATAGTTTGGAAGCAGTTATTGAGAATCGTGCCAATATAGACCAATCATCTATGTCTATAGCTGGTAGGTCATTATCAAGAATGTCTATAGATGAACTATTAACTTTTAGAGATAGATACAAAGCTGAATATCTTAAAGAAGTTAAAATACAAAGAATTAAAAATAAACGAGGGTCAGGAAATACTATTAAAGTAAACTTTGGTAGAACCACTGGCTCTAATCCTAAGAGCTACACATAATGGCATGGTATAACAGAATATTAGGCGTTAATGAGCCTAAGAAAAAGAAAAGACAAGCATATAGAAGAAGCTATACAGGAGCCAATACTGGCAGGCTGTTTGCAGATTTTGTTACCACCTCTACAAGTGCTGATGCTGAAATAAAAGATAACATAAGAATATTAAGAGATAGAGCTAGAGAACTTGCAAGAAACGATAGCTATATAGCACGATACCTTAACCTGATGGTATCTAATGTTATCGGTAAGCATGGCATAAGAGTGAGCTCCAAGGCTAGGAACGATAATGGTTCTTTAGACATTGGAGCTAACCTGCTAATTGAAAGAGCTTGGAAAGAATGGGGTCAAGTTGGCAACTGCACAACTAATGGAAGATTATCATTCTTAGACTGCCAAAAAATATTTGTTGAATCTTTATGTAGAGATGGCGAAGTATTAATCAGAAAAATTAAAAATACTAATTCACCTTTTGGTTTTGAATTACAGTTTTTAGAAGCAGACCATTTAGATGAAAATAAGAATGATGTTTATAAAGCTACAGGCAATAGAATCAAAATGGGTGTTGAAGTAGACAAGTATGACAAACCAGTTGCTTATCATTTATATAAAGACCATCCATACGATAGAGTTTATTTATCTCAAGCACAACACATTAGAGTACCTGCTGATGAGATTATCCATGCTTACCTACCTACTAGAGCAGAACAAACTAGAGGTGTTTCTTTGGTTGCTACAGCAATGGCTAATGTGAAAATGTTAAATGGTTATTTAGAAGCAGAGATAGTTGCAGCTAGAGTTGGTGCATCTAAAATGGGTTTCTTTACCTCACCTGATGGTGATGGCTATGTTGGTGATGGTGAATATGAAGATACCTTTAATCCAACAATGAATGCTCAAGCTGGTGTATTTGAACAACTACCAGCAGGAATGGATTTTCGCAGCTTTGACCCTACTCATCCAACATCTGCATTTGATTCTTTCACAACTAGTGTTTTAAGAAGTATCGCATCAGGTTTAAATATTTCTTATCATTCTCTATCTAATGATTTAACCTCAGTTAATTATTCTTCAATAAGACAAGGTGCTTTAGAAGATAGAAGCATGTATCAAATATATCAACAATTTGTAATTGAGCATTTTGTAAATCCAGTATTTCAGGCATGGTTAGAAATGGCTATATCTACAGGTTATATCAATTTACCTATGGGTAAATATGATAAATTTGCAAGGTCAGTCAATTACATACCAAGAAGTTTTGCTTGGATTGACCCATTAAAAGAAATGCAAGCTAATGTAATAGGTTTACAAAATGGAACACTTACTTATTCTGATATTTCTGCTTCTTATGGTAGAGATACTGAAGAGTTGTTTGAACAACATCAAAAAGAAATAGAACTAGCTAAACAATATGATATTGAACTAGCCTATCAACCATTTGGTCAGAAATTACCTGTAGAAGCTAAGATACAAGGTGGGGAAGAGGAAGAAGATGCCTAATCCAAACGAAGGAATGAAAGTTGAAGCTCAAAGAGGTTTAGACTGGCGTGAAGAACATGGTAGAGGTGGCACTAGAGTTGGAGCTGTAAGAGCAAGACAAATAGTAGCTGGAGAAAATCTATCTGATGATACTGTTAAAAGAATGTATAGCTTCTTCTCAAGACATGAAGTAGATAAGCAAGCAGAAGGTTTTAAACAAGGCGAAGAAGGTTATCCTTCTAATGGTAGAATAGCATGGGCATTATGGGGTGGTGATGCTGGATTTAGTTGGTCAAAAAGATTGGTGGAACAAATGAAAAAAGAAGAAGATAGAGCTATGCCTGATGCACTTAAACTAGGCGATTTTGTTAGTTGGAATAGTGCTGGTGGAAGAGCTAGAGGAAAAATAATTAAGATAGAAAGAGATGGGAAAATCAATATTCCTAATAGTGAATTAACTATTACTGGAACTGAAGATGACCCTGCTGCATTAATACAAGTTTATAGAAGTGGTGAGCCTACAGACATTGAAGTAGGACATAAATTCAGCACTTTAACAAAGATTAATCCCATTAGGGATTTAAACGATTTCAATTCTGATGAATTGGAAAAACATCCTTTATTAACTAAAGAAAGGGAGAAATCTATGAATAAAGAAGATAGACATATCCTTAATGTGAGTGAAACTGATGATAAAGTTATCGTTGAATTTGCAAAGCATGAGGATGTAGAACATGAAGGTGAAGAATTAGAAACAACTGATGAAGTCTCTATGTCTGAATCAAGTGAAGAAGAAAGAAAGGTAATTGAT